CCAGCCAACCAGTCGGCGTTGTCACCGAGCGCGTGGACACCGAAGAAGGCATGATGTTTAGCGCCAAGATCAGCGCAACGACCCTTGGAAATGACGCTTTGGTCATGGCCTTAGACGGCACCATTGACCAGGTATCGGTTGGCGTAAACCCAACCAAGTTCTCGTATGACGAAGAAGGAACAATGATCATTGAGTCAGCCGACTGGATGGAATTGTCCCTAGTTCCGATTGGCGCTTTTGGCGATGCAGCGAACATCACCAAAGTCGCAGCGAGTATCCACCAAGAGCCCGAAGAAGTAGTGTTAAATGAAGAAGTAACCCCAGTAGAGGAGAAACCAGAAATGTCCGAAGTAAACGAAACCGCAGTCGAGGCAACCATCCCTACTGCACCAATTTACGCACAGGCCAAGCGCAAGTTTGATTTGCCAACACCAGGCGAATACCTTGCAGCGATGCACATTGGCGGAGAAACTTTCCGCAACGTGGCAGCAGCCGCACGCGAGTTCGCAATCTCAAAGCAGTCAGCACTTCAAGCAGCTGCAGGCGATGTACTTACCACGGACACACCTGGTCTTTTGCCAGTACCAGTCCTCGGGCCAGTATTTGATGACTTGAACTACATCCGTCCAGTAGTCACGGCAGTTGGCGCTCGCGCAATGCCAGACGGTGGACAATCAAAGACATGGATTCGCCCAACTTGGACGACCCACACCTCGGTAGGTTCACAATCAGAACTTGGTTCAGCATCAGCAACCACGCCAGTAATCGCATCAAATGTTGTTACCAAGACCACGCTTGCCGGTCAAGTTACTTTGTCAGTACAAGACATCGACTTCACTTCACCTGCAGCAATGGAAATCATTTTGCGAGACCTCGCAGGCCAGTACATGTTGCAATCAGACGCAGTCGCATGTAACGCAATCCTCGCAGGCGACACCGCATCAGGTTCAACATGGACAGTTACAGCTGACAACCCAACATCGTTGATCGCAGCATTGTACGACGCAGCAACCGACATTCTCACCGCAACCAACTTCCTGCCTGACCACATTTTCGTCAGTCCAGACGTATGGAAAAAAATGGGAAGTCAGTTGGACGGAGACAAGCGACCAATTTTCCCATACACCGGCGCAGCAGGACTCATGGGCATCAACGGACTCGGCACAGGCGGCGTAACACAAATGAACACGTTCAACCCATTGGGTTTGAACTTGGTCGTTGACCGCGCATTTGCCGACAACACGATGGTTGTAGCACGCGGATCTGCGATTGAGTTCTACGAGCAAGTTCGTGGAATCATGTCAGTAGAAGTACCTGCAACCCTGGGTCGCACATTCTCCTACTACGGCTACGTCTCAACCTTTATCGCAGACGGCGATCAGGTTAAGTCAATCGCAATCGCCTAGTCGAGAGCGGAGCATCCGCTCATGGCAACATACACGGTTACCAACAAGTACCTAATTGATGACTTCGCCGTACTGCAACTCCTGACCCCCAGCGAGATTGCAGTCGGCCAGTCAATCACGGTCGCAGGCGTTGACGCCACATTTAACGGCACTTACTCTGTGCGCGCATTGCCACAGTATTTGTTTATTGGTGTTGATACTGAAGGCGATCTGCTTTACGACTATCAGATGCCGATTGCAGATCAGGTTCTTTACGCTAAGACCGCTACCAATGTCGAGCGCACCGCTGCGTCTGGCACCGTCTCGTATGACCCTGTTTGCAGTTGGGTGACTGCCGCGCAGGTCATGTCTTACCTTGGCATCACGATTGCTAACCCGTCTGACGATTACACGTTGCTCACGCAATCTGTGTCGGCTGGCAACCAGTTTTGTTATCGCAGGCGTCAGGAATCGGGCTATATCGACTCCCTAACGACCTCACCAGGCGGTGACGCAACATTGGGCACCTTGATGTATTGCGCCGCTCTGTGGCGCTCCAGAGGGTCAATAGAGGCAACCTACGCCACGTTTGACGGCATGGGCTCGGCACCACAACAAAGCCTGACCCCGATCGTCAAGCAGCTGCTTGGCATCCCACGTCCAGCGGTTGCCTAATGGCTTACACCGACCTGTTCAACGAAGCGATTGATGACGTCACAGCAACGCTGACAGCGGTGACTGGACTCCGTGTAATAAATGATGCAACCAAACTTGTCGCCAACTCGGTGTATTTGGATGCGCCAAACTTCACGACTATTGCAGGCAACGGCAACGTGGTGCGCCTCGAGTTCCCCGTCAAAGTGATCGGCTCGGGCCCAGCAGGTCTGCCGGTACTGCGTCAGATCCTTAGCATTGTTGCAACCGTGCTTAGTTCCAAGATCATCGTCATGGGTGGCCGTCCGTCAAGCCTTGAGATCGGTGGCGCGTTGTATCCGTGCTACGACCTTGATTGCGCTATCCAAGCCCAGACTTCGTAATCCACAACTAAGCAACACAAATCATCTACTATCAGAACATAACCTAAGGAGCATTTATGGCCAGTAGCACTTACCTCTCGAACCCAGTCCTCACGATTAACAGCGTTGATTTGACCGACATGTGCAGCGCAGCGACATTGACCTATTTGGTTGAAGCGCTTGAAGACACCGCGTTCGGCACTAACTCACGCAGTTATACCGCTGGCCTTGTCAACAACGAAGTGACCTTGACGATGTACGCATCGTTTGCAGCAACCGAAACTTACGCAACGTTGTTCCCATTGGTTGGCACTAAGACCAACATCACCTTGACCCCAGCGTCAGGTGCAGAGTCAGCAACTAACCCAAAGTTTATTTTGACTGGTTGCTACCTTGAATCATTGCCAGTTATTAACGCATCCCTTGGCGAGTTGTCAACCTATGACCTCACGTTTATGGGTGGCGCGCTGACGCTTGACGTAACCGCATAATTAACGGCTCCAAGCCGACATAGGAGAAACATGAAAATCAAGTTGCAGTTAAAGCGCACGCCCGACAGCGCACCCGAGTATTACTACACCAACCTGTTTGTAGTTACTGAATGGGAACGCCTTGAGCGTCGCAACATTCAACAACTTTCCGCAAACCCGTTGTACTCGGATTATGCCTGTTGGATGCACACGATCTTAAAAATCAAAGGCGAACAAGTTGGTGACAACTGGCGTGAATGGCTTAGCAAAAACCCTGACATCGACATTCTGCCGGTACTGGACGAGACAGACCCAAACCCTACGGACGCGGCACCTACCGCCGCCAACTAGCAGAGATATTGGTCGCGGTCGGTTGGTGGCCTAGCGACATTGTGTTTGACGCTCGAGATATGGCAACGGTCATTAAAGTGCTTAACGAGGCAAACAAAAAAAGGAAATAACGTGGCGGAAGTATCGGCAAAGATTGAGGTTGTAGGGCTAAAGGATGCCTTAAAGACCCTCAACAAGATTGACAAATCTCTGCGCCGAGAAATCACCAAGGACTACAAAAAGATTGTTCAGCCTGTTATTGACGATGCAAACAAACTTGTGCCTACTGGCGTTCCGTTGTCTGGTATGGCGCGCAACTGGCAAACCCGATCAGGGTTCCAGATCTTGCCGTGGATACCTGGCATGAAACAAAAGATCGCTGCCAAGATCAATACTCGAGCGATCAAGGAATACAGCGGAAACAAAACCAATGTGGGCACGTTTGCCATTCAATGGAAAGGCGCGACTGGCACAATGTTTGACACGTCCATGGCTGGCTCATTAGGGCGCGCGCTAACTGCACGCTATGGCAGTCGTTCGCGAGTAATGTGGAAAGCGTACGAGCAACGCCAAAATGATGTCATGTCCGAGATGGAGCAATTGGTCAAGCGCGTCATGGATGAAGCGAACAGAGAGACCACGTAATGGCAATCAATATCCCGATCATTTCAGAGTTTGACGGCAAAGGGATTAAGAAGGCTATTGCCCAGTTCAAGCAACTGGAAACAACATCGGAGAAAGCCCAGTTTGCGATTAAGAAGGCTGCGGTGCCGGCAGCTGCGGCGCTTGGCGGTTTGGCGTTGGCGCTCGGTGATGCGACCAAGGCTGCGATGGAAGATCAGCAGGAGCAGGCGGCGTTAGCGCTTACTTTGCAGAATGTGACAGGTGCAGGTAAAGCCCAGACCGCACAGGTTGAGGAACAGATTAGCGCAATGTCTCGAGCGTCTGGCGTTGCTGACACCGAGTATCGCTTGGCATTAGAAGCACTTGTGCGCGGTACAAA